ATTCGCGACGGGCGACAGCAGGAACATCAGTTCACGCTGGTCAGCGTTTGAGACGAGCGTGGTGTAGCGCATCCACGGACCAGGTTTGACGACGTTCTTGATGCGCGCGATTTCGGGAGCGATCAGAGGATCGGAATCCTTCTGGTCGATGCGCACGTTGAGAGTGTGCGAGTTCCCGTTCTCGTCCGTCCACTTGAGCAGATCAGGGGTCTGCTTGTAGATCGTGTGCACCAGGAGCGTGCGATCGAACTGATCAAGGCTGTTGGCCGAGATCTCGCCGATCTTCATGCGGTAGGTGAGATCGCCGATGTAGCGTTCAAGCTTGTCAGCGATGAACGAATGATACGCATCGATGTGAGCGATGCGCTTAATCAGAGCGCCCAGATGCGTACGATACAGTTCCATGTTGGTCTTCTCAGGCCACATGGCTCCGATCTCCTGAAGCGCCTTGTCAAGATGATCTTGAAGGCAGTCAGCTAGGATTTCATCGAGCGTCATCAACGGATTCTCGGTGTACTTGAGCTTCGTAGGGCGGTGGTCACCCCAGCCGCTCGCTGCGTTGATGGTGTACATCATCCACAGCATGTTGCGGTAGTTCTCGCCCTTGGCTTCGTTGAACAGGTCGGACTTGCTGATCTGGAGCGGATCCATCTCAGTGAAGTCTTTCATGAAGCGGCGGTCGGAGTATCCCGTTTGACGGAACGCCTCAGCGACTTCGCGCTCGATCTTCGAAGCTCCGATTGCACCCAACAGCTGCTTGGCAGCGGGGATGATCACGGACGCTTGCGAAGCTACGTAATAACCGATGTTTCGGTACATGTGTATGCTTGCTTGCTTGGTTCAACCGGCGACGTAGCCGGTAAGGTCAAAGATATCCGCAACTTGCCGTTCCGGATAGTGAAGAAACTCAGCGCCGAGATCAACGGCGCGTTTCGGAAGCTCGCAGTACGTCAACTTGCGATCCGAACGCTGGCGGTAACGCAGCATGCCTGGTCCCTCGACGGATACCAGGCCTTCTGTAACACCTTCGAGCTTGTCGACGAAGGGAACGAGGTCGTTGTTAACGATACCCAGGATGACTAGGTTCTTAGCAACGGCCATCGCTTCCATCGCGACGGTGAAGTCGACGTCAGACGGCTGAAGACCACCGGACATCGTCGACTCACCCTTGCGGCCGTCAGCGTTGCGCGAGTGCGCGCGCATGGGCAGCGAGAGAGAGTCGAGTACCAGCAGACGTGGCTCGCCATCTCCTAGCTTACCAACGAAAGCGTTGAGCTTAAGTCTTGTGGCAAGCACGGAGGCGTTGGTCTCGGAACCAGCGCCGAACTTGGTGTCGTCCTTCGTAATGCCGAGAATGGCTGAGAAGAGACGAATCCAGTTCGCAGGGCCGAGGTCGCCCGCGGAGAGGTCAGGACCACGTGCCTCGTACATGTATACGTAGCGCGCGGGCATGTCGACCTTCGAGTTTAGGAAGATGTGCGCAGCGAGGGCAGCCATGTTAATGGACTTGCCCGCGCCGGTGCTTCCTGTAACGAGGTAGAAACCGGGCGGCAGGTAGTGCTTATCGCCCTTAGCGTCTGGGAATTCGATTTCCTTCTTCTCGAGGTCGATGGGACGGATGCCCAGCTTGTCAGGTGCTTCGAAGAGTTCGAGGTACGCCTGCATCGAAATGAGGCGTGCCTTGTCTTCGTCGTTGACCTTAGCGGGGAGGTTCTTGAGAAGGTTGTCGAGGCTACCCTTGTCGAGCGCGTTTTGAACGAGCTCGCCGAGGTTAGCGCCGAAACCGACTGCTCCGAGAGATGCTACTCCGGAGCGTTGCTTCTTAGGTGCGCG